GAGACCTTGTTCACGGTCTCGTCCTTTCTCTAGAAGGTATTGCCGAGCGCCTGCGGCGCTGCGGAGACGCCCGTCGTCGTCCTGACGCGGGAGAAGGGGCGAAGCTGCCGCCCGAGGCGGCGCTCGAGCACCAGGGCGGCCTTGTCGCGGCCGTCCTTGTCAAGCCAGGGCCCGTAGACCCTGCGGCCGATGGTGAAGCCGTACTTGCCGCCCACGCGCACACGGCGTGCGAGGCGCTGGTTGGCGGGGGAAAGGCTCTTGATGGCCTTCTCCCGGCCTGCCTTGGTGCGCCAGGGCCCGTAGAGCTTTGGCGTGACCTTGGGGTCCTCGAGGTAGAACTCGCGCACCACAGACGGCTGCGCGTGCCTGATCTCCGGCGAGACCACGAGAGTCGCGCCGGAGAGGCTGCGCACGCGGCGGGCCACCATGTCGGAGGTGTTGCCGCCGATGGTGTTCCAAACGCCGGGCGAGGCCTCTGAGACCAGCATCTCCACATGTTTGCCGCCCTCGGGAGGCCACACGATCAACGCACCGGGCACGGGCCGGTTGGTCACCCAGCCGTTGCGCTTGGCACGTTGCACGATTTCCCATGTGCTGGGGTGGCTCACATCCGTCACGCCAGATTCGCGCAACCACGCCGAGCAGGCCAGGCCGCACCAGGGCGCGTAGCGCATGGACCAGTACCGCTCCCACTTGGTGATCGGTCCGCCACCATCGTCGTTGCTGCCCGGAGGCTTTTCGCGCACGCCGACGTAGCGGGCGGCCGTGGCCACTACCCGCTGATTGGATGTCACTTCTGAGTCCTTTCGGCTAGAGGAAGTGCCCGAGCAGCGCGCCAAGTCCCACAAGCGCGGTGCCGCTGATGAACGCCCAGATACGCATTGCGACGACGTCGTTGCGTTCGCCGATGTCGTCGTCGTTCAGCTCGGCGATGCGAGCCTTGGTTTCCAGCTCGTTGAGCCGGTGCTCGGCGCGGGTCACGCGCCCGTTCTGGATCGTGACCTTCTCGCCCATCGTCGAGACCCGCTCGGTGAGCACGTCAATGCTGCCCTGAATCTGGGCGTGGGCCGTTGCGCTGTTCTTCTCAATCCCGCCGAGGCGGTCGAAGATCGCGTCGAGGCGGTCGGCGTCGGAGGTGGTCATGTCTTTATGATGTAGTTAGCGACGATAAATGGCGTCATGTTTCCGCCCGAACCGCTGCCCGAGGAGCCAGTCGTTGCTGTGACCGGCCCGACGAGCCCCCCGTTACCATCGGTAATGCGGAAGTCATTACCGCCAGTCCCGGCGTTTAGGTGGTAGTTGGCTGACAAGACATGCGTGTGGCTGGCAAGACGCTCATCACCGCCGAACGCACCCCGCGTTCGTGCGGTTAGCGCGGTCCCGCCGCTAATAACGCCGGTCCCGCTTCCGCCGTTCTGCGCTCCTGTGCCCGCGCCAATTGGCATGCGCCCACGGAGGTCGGGAAGGTTGAACGTCGTACTGCCGTTTCCCGCGCCATAAGTTGTGCCGCATACATCAAACAGATCGGCGTAAGTAGAACGGCTTACGGCGGCGCCGTCGCACAGTAGGAACTCCGTGGGTGCGGCGGCGCCTGCATAGGGGACCAGTGAGCCAGTCGGCAGGTAAAAGCGCACGTTTTCTACAACGTCTTGGTTGTACCGACTCGCGGTGAGCACCTCGCCCGTGGCGACGTCGGTCGGTGTTACGAATGCCATGAGCGGCTCCTAGTAGGTAAGTCGGGGATAGATCTGCTCGACCCATTCGCCGGCGTCGCGCTCGTAGTAGCGCCCGGTGTCGGTCTCGAGGATGTAGTCGCCGTTGGTGGGCGATGAGGGGCGCGAGGCCGCCGTGCAGGCCGTGTAGGTCACGGTTCCGTCGGGCGGCGCGAACGTGCCCTGCGTGGAGGACCCGAACACGAACGGAGCGGGCCCGAAGTCGCTGAGGGTGAACGTAACGCTGAACAGGTTGCCGCCGTCTGCGATCTCGGTCTCGATGCCCTCGAGGATGTAGTCGCCGGTCGTGCCGGCCACGGTGTCGTTGACCGTCACGCGGTCCTGCAGCTCGAGCGAGAGCATCTGCGTCACGGCGGCCGCAGGCCCGCCGTCCATCTCAATGGTCACTGGGGCCACGAACGACGAGCGGATGTTCACGATGAACTGCGCCAGGTTGAGCGCCTGGGCGTCGCTGGCGATGTATTCCGACGTGACCTCGGAGCCATCGACGACGCCGTAGACCTTGGTGCTGATCGGGTTCTGCGCAACCTGCGTCGTGCCGTCAGCGAGCGTGTTCGGTGACGTGCCGGCTGCGCCGGTCTGGTACTGGCGCTTGACCGCTTGGCGATTCACCAGCTGGTCGAACTCAAAGCCCGGCTGGCTGGTGAGCGCGTAGGTGGTGATCGTCGCGCTTGAGCTCGTGCGACGGTAGCGGCTGTTTCTCTCCTCGTAGGTGGCCTTGCCGTCCTTCGAGATGTAGAACACCCCGCGCTCGGCCTCGAGCAGGTCTTGGATGATTGCCAAGGCGCTCTTACCGCCATCGGCATTGCCGACCGTGATGGTGTCGCCGGTGTCGAGAGAGCCGGTGCGCCTGGTCCCGTCGGCCTTGATCCCGCCCTGCCAGAAGTTGGCCCGGTCGTTGAAGTCGATGCCGTCGAGCAGCTGCCCGATCCGCCCGCCGGTGGTGCCTGCGACCCAGCTCATGCGGTCCTCACAAGACCAGAACGCGACCGGGACGCAGTCGTTGACTGAGTGACGTCGCCGGTTGTCGCGGTGTCGGTTGTGTAGTTGTCAGCTCCTGCACCAGGTGTGTTGGCAAGCGCCGGGTCAAGCGGGTTGATGCGGCTGAGCACCAGCATCAGATCGGTGCACGACAGCCGGCAGATGCCCGTCGCGTAGTCGAACCGCGCCGAGCGGATGAAGCCCCAGAACATGCCGTAGGTCGTTGCGGTTGCGGGGTCCGTTGCCTGAATGCGGATCGGCCGCATCGGGACGAAGCCCGGCGCGTTCGCGCTGTTGAGCAGCGAGCTCTTGTTGGCCGGGTTCCAGTAGGCGCGGTCAGACGGGCGCATAAGCTCGACCTCGGCCGTGCCGGCGTTCATCTGGCTGAGGATGTCGTCGCGCCCACGCCTGATGCGGACGCTCTGCACGTCCTCGGTCACGTCGTCGTAGGTGCCGTTGAAGAACGCCGAGTAGGCGTTGCCGAAAACGTCGGTGGTCTGCACGACGCCGTCGATGGTCTGAAAGCTTGAGAAGTCGAACACGAGCAGCCCGGCCTGCGCGGAGTTCCAGCCGATCTTGACGCTGTAGGTCGGCACGGCCATCTAGACGGCAAGCCTCACGAGGCGGTCGAGCTCGGGCCGGAGCATGCGGGCGGCGTCCTTGGCGTTGAGCACGCCGTTGAAGGTGAGGTTCACTGAGGGACCGCCGATGCCGGTTGAGCGCAGCATGCGGCGTGCGCGGGTTCCCTCAAGCGGGATCACGGCCTCGCGGCCAGCTTCACCGATGAGTGCGTTGGTCGGGCCGGTGGTGATGCCGCCCTTCGCCAGGGCGATGCCGTACTTGCCCGCGTTCGCGCGCTTCCAGGCGTTCAGCTTGTTCGTGACCCACGGGCCCTTCTTGTTGTTCTTCTTCCACGCCTCGCTGTTGCCATCCCACTGGCTCTCGAGCGACCGCTTCACGTTCTCAACGGCCTGATCCCATGCCTCACGCGGACGCTCGACCTGCGCGCCTGCGCCCTTGACATCGTCAGCGCCGCCGATCTTGGAGATCTCGGTGATCTGCCTCCTGATGGCGTCCAGAGCAAGGCTGAACTGCAGCGCGAAGGCGTCGCCGAGCGCGCCACCCTTCTCGCCGCCGATCAGCGCGTCGAGCTCGGTGCTGAACTGCGCGGCGCTGATCTGGCCGGCGGCGAAGCGGGCGGCGAGGTTGTTGACCGCCTCCTCGTTCCTCGTGCGATCAGCCTCGGCGATTGCCCGGAGGTCGTCGATCTCCTTCTGGCGGTTGAAGTCCGAGAGAGCAGTACGGGCGTCTGCGGTCGCCTTGAGCGCGTCCTGGTAATCCCGCTCCGCGGCGACCTGATCCTCTGCCGTTGCCTTCGCGGCCTGCTTCGCTCGCTCATCGGCCTCGGCCGCCGTGACAGCGTCCTCAAGCGACTTCTTCTGGCGCGCCTGCTGGTCAGCGGCGAGCCCCGCCTCGAGCGTGGAAATGTTGCCGAACTGGCCTGCCGTGCTGGCCTGAGAGAACATTGAGGCGAATGACCCGGCGAGCGAGACCACGTTGCTCTTGGCGGACGCCACAGCGGCCTTCATGGCCGCGTTGACGACCTTGATCAGCGCGGCCTTGGGCTTGGCCTGCTCGCGCTTGATCCCCTCGGCGATTCCCTGCGAAAGCGGGCCGCCCAGCACCGCGGCGGTCCTCTCCGACGGCGACTTGATGCCGTTCTCCTGCTTGGCCTGCTGAATGCCCTGGCGGATCACGTCGCC